AACATGTGTGATTGTATTGTTTGTACCACCAGATGCTGGAAACTCAATATTAGCTGCGTTCTTTGCAGTTTGTGTATCTGTTGAATCTGCTCCTATGGTTGTCCAACCAGAAGCTGCTACTTGTTGCCTTGCGTAGTTTGTAAAGTTTGCTTCTGTAACTGATCCAGTTTCTGCTGCACTTACTGCCGTTGCAAGTCCTACATATATACTATCACCAGGAGATGATAAACTAAGAGAGTTATTTTTAAACAAGAAATGTAATATTCTTCTCTCTAGATAATTGGTTGCTGCATTTGCTGTTGCCATTATTTACTCCTATGTTCTTGGTCTTGATGGTAGACCAACTCTATATCCGTCTGTGTTTTCTCTTGCTTCACCTAAATCTTTTACTCTTTCTAAATACTGCGTATACAAACCATTATAACTTTGTATAACATCTGCCTCACCTTTCATAAAAGTATAAGCCTCTACAAGAGATCCATACAATAAAGCAAAAGGTGCGTTTGTACTAACCCAAGTTGTACCACTATCGGCACCTGCGGTCAAACTAGCGGGTCTATGATAATAGTGTAATTCTATAGTATAATTAGCGTCTGGGGTCGGTGCTATAATAAAATTATTTTCATCAAATCGTGCATAGTATTTAGGTAAACCTGTTGTTGATGCGTTAGGTGTATACTCTCTTAAAAAGTTTACATCTTTTTGAAGTAAAAAACTTTCGGAACCAGATGTTGTTATTTGCAACGAGAATGATGCTAAATAGTCGATTGGTATAGTTAAGAATTGATCTGATGAAGTAAAGGCACTTGTTACATTTTTTCTAAAATAATCTAGATCGACACTTTTTAATATCTTTTCTTCTGCTGCTTTAATAAAGTCTGGAAGGTGAGTAACAAAAGTTGTCTCACTATTATCTGTGTAATCTTGTATTGCCGTCTTTAATGTTGCTAGTGTAAAGCTCATCTATGTCCCCAATGTTGCAGGTCCAGCAGTAACAGATCCACCGCCACCTCTTAATTCTCCAGTTGTAGAAGTTCCACTACTAGCAGTAAATGTGTATGTATCATCATTAACTTTTGTTATAGCATAACCAGAAGAATTATTCAAAACAGTTGCTGTAAAACCATCAAATCCAACTGCATCTCTAAATCTAACAGTATTACTTGAAGACCTACCATGTGAAGGTTCTATGACTGTTATAGTATTGCTACTTGCAGAACCAGATATAAAAGGATTTAAAATTAATAAGTTTTCTACACTGACTTCAGTTCTTTGATCTGTTCTTGGCTCAAACAATGCCGTAGGGTCTGGACCTGGGTAATTAGGTTCTAACTGTGGATGTTTGGCTTCATATTCATCTGGACCTACTTTAAGACCATTCCATTCTTTTCTCATTTCACGCAAACGATAACGAAAACCAGAACGATCTGAATATCCCCATGCTTTTCTACCACTTGCGTACCTAGCCATTAGAAGCTCAAATAAGACATGTTAGGTGTTAATTTTAAAGGAGTGCTACTTGCATCCTCGGCTGCGGCTCTCTGAAACTCTTCTTCATAAATACTTTTTAAAATTTGTATTCTATCTGGTGCTTTCTTAATTGCTATGTAATAAGCAAGACCTGCTGCCATACAAGGCAAAAATCTAAAAGGAGCGTCTGTTGTGTTTGTTAAAGCGTCTGCATCTTGTATTCGTCTTACATAATAATAAACAAGAGTAAAAGAAGCATTTGGTGTTGACCACAATGTGATTGTAGGTATTGTCTGTCGATCAAAGAAATATTGACTTGGTTGACCAGTGGATGTTTTATTTGGAATAGTTAGATACTCATTACGACTCATCTGCGTTAAAGTAAAATCAGTCCCGCCACTGTTTCTTAGCACAACTTCCAACAAGTCTACATAAGTAGCATCTAATGTGTAAGTAGCAGTACCAGAAACAACTGACACAGTTTCTTGCTTTACTGTCCATAGATTAAGTCCTCTGTTTGCCCAATCAGCAAACATAAGGTTTAATGAACGTCTAGCAGTCCTAGCGTCATAGCCGGTTCTCACCTCCAAGCCACATCTTTCATATGCCTCTTCAATGAGTTCCCCGACATCTAAATCAAAATCTCGTGAGTTTGAGGTTGTCACTAGACCTTACCACCCATCTTTCTTCCTTTGATTTTACCAGATTTCTTCATTCCTTTACCAACTTTTATATTAGGCTTGTTTTTGCCTGCTCCTATTGTTTTGATCTTTTTAAGATCCATTTTTTTTCCTGACATTATTTTTTCCTTTTTCTAGTTAATGATTTTACTCTTCTTGGTTTACCTGCTGGTTGACCCAACCGATTCTTTTGATTAATCCTACTTCTTTTTTCTTTGGTTGTCATCTCCGATGTAGTTTTCGGTGTTTTGGCACTAATTCTTTTACTTGGTCTGCAATACGGAGTGCTCCTTTTTTCTCCTTTTTGACGACCACAAGCCTTGCCCGTCTTGACATCTTTCCAGTCTTCTTTAAACCATCGTTTAAGAGCTAGTCCCGCTTTTGTCTTTCTTACTGCCATTATGAATACTTCGTAACCTTTCGTCTCTCATTCAAGACCATGCCACAACCTCTTGCAATATTTGGATTTTTTGATTTTCTTTTTGTCATATTCACAGCTTTACCGTCTCTAGCAGACATAGTTTCGCTTTTGACTTTCTTTATGGCTTCCATAAGACCACCATCTTTTTTCTTTTTTGATTTACCATAATTAGCGGCACCTACCTTACGGCATTTTGCGATAGCACCTCCAGCATACGCGGAAGGAAAAACTTTAAATTTAGCTTTTACTTTGTGATAACATGCGTCTTTGGGCATTTTTTAATTCCTCTCTATAACATCTACATGACCATCTTCGTCTTTTACAAAAAGGACAGTATTTAATAGGACTTCCTCTTAATATTTTTCTTTTTTCTTCTTGGTTTTCTTTTACTTCCACTTGATACGGACTTTGTAATTTGTTTCCTCATCGAGCTTCTCGACATGACCATTTGTATTTCTCCTAATAAAGTCTTCCCATAGTGGCTTTATCATCTTATTATTTTCTCTTACTTTTACTTCTGTAATCGCAGTTCTTTTGTCAACTTCTACTAAGGTAGAAGCAGTCCAAAGAAAAAAAGCAGCCGTCATAGTGCCAATTACTCCACCTGCTATAGTTTTTAAACTTAACATTTCCATCTTCGTCTCGCTTGTCTTAAACGACTATTGGGGTTTTTTGCAGCTTTAGGAAATTGTTTCATTTGCCCTGCTGATCTAGCACAATATGACTTGCGTCTTTTTGCAGCGGTGCTACCAGGTTTTACTTTACCAGTGACCGCTGTTTTAAGTTTACTTCCAGGGTTGTCTTTACGATATTTAGCGACACCCTTTTTAGTCATACCCGCACCAGATTTGGTAGGACGTTTATGCCCACCACCTATGGTATGACCCTTCATAGTTCCTTTTTTACTAGCCATTTTTAACTCCTAGGCGAAGAAAAATGTCATCATATCTATAGTGCCAATAGTGTATTTGATAGTCAAGCCACTTTCAAACAAGACACCATTTTGTGGTATAGTTCTATCAAGTGTTGTATTATCTGTGCCTATTGTCCTTGCTTTAAACAATACAGTTCCGTCTTCTGGAGTACCATCAATAAACTCTATAACACCAGCTGCTCCACCAGATACGATTGAGAAACCTTTTAATCTAACTCTGACTCCATTACCCACAGATTCAGCGGCAGAAGTAGTTGCTCCTACTTTTAAATTAGCGGCAAATTGAGCAGAACTTGTAATTGAAGTTATCGTTTTAAAATATTTAGTACCTGCAACAGCTTCAGCAGAACCAGTAGATACTATCACTTCTGTTAAAGAATTACCAAAAACATCTGTTCCAACAATAGTATTTGTTTTAGCATTATCACCAGTTCCAGTTGTAGTTACGTTTAAAATTCTAGCTCCACCAGAGGCAAAAGAAGCATTTGCTAATGTTGCACCCGTGTTTGGTCTTGCTGCGGTAACTATAAAATCGTCATCTGCTGCAACTTCGTCACTTATAAAGGCTGGTTTTACATCTGAAATAGATCCTGCCATATTAATCTCCTTATAAAAGTTGGGGGTTTAAAACCCCCATAGATTAAGCCTCGTAACCCATCAATTCAATGAATAACTTACCTGCTGTGTAATCTGCATCTGTTGCAGCACCAGTTGTTAAGTATAAGAATTGATCGGCTGCGGGAACGGCAGAAAAGAAAACTTTACTTCCTAATGTTGCATCACCTGCGTTTACCAATAATGTTTCTGCTAAACCACTAATTGCACCATCTTCAACACCTGTGCCTTCATCGGCAGAGTGTATGTTGATGTCTGGATCACCACCTGCTGGTGCTTCAAAACATTCCATGCTACCAGTTAAGATAGTTCCGTTTTGTGCAGCAGTTATCTGACCAATGTGACAAACCAATGCAG